GTTAAATCACTACCGTGTTTAGTAGAAGACTTTGTATTTACAGATAAGGGAGATAATTTAGGTATAAGTTACGACAATGGAGAACAAATTTATGCAGGACTAAATCATCTATATGAAGAGATAAGTTGGTTTTATCCTAAGTCTGGTTCAACTTTAATTGATAGAGTTGTGACTTACAATTACACTGAAAACACTTGGACAACTGGATCACTTTCTAGAACTACTTGGTATGACGCTACATTATACGACAACCCGTATGCAACAGAATTTTCATCAACAGGTACCCCTTCTTTCCCAACAATACAAGGAGTCACTAATCAAAACGGTGCAACGACATACTATGCTCACGAAATTGGTAATAACCAAGTTGATTCTGCAGGAACTAAAACTGCAATACCTGCTTTTATACAATCAGGAGATTTTGATTTGTCTCAAGGCGGAGATGGACAATTTTTTATGAGTATAAGAAGATTTTTTCCAGACTTTAAAATACTTACAGGAGATGCACAGGTGACTATCAATTTAAGAAGATTCCCGGCAGATACTGCAACATCCTCGCCTCTCGGACCTTTTACAATATCTAGCTCCACAGAAAAAGTTGACACAAGAGCAAGATCAAGATTTGCAAGTATTAAAGTTGCGAATACTTCTACCGATCAAAGCTGGAGATACGGAACTTTTAGAGCTGATGTACAACCAGATGGAATGAGATAATGGCTAGAGTTGATATTGTAATACCTGAACCAACACCTGTGTACACAGAGGACAATCAAAGACAAGTTGCTCAATCTTTACAAACTTTAAAAGATAAGTTAAATACTTCTTATCAACAAGAGTTAAAAAATGAACAGGATGCATTTAATTATTTCTTATCATGACCATACGTTACAAAAATCAAGGATATAAACAAACAGGCACAGCTAAGACAACCGCACTTACGTGTCCTACTGATGCAACAATAATAATAAAAAGTATTTATTGTAATAATAACGATGCATCATCAGGTATTTTGGTTAATATGAATTTAGTAGATGCCTCTGATTCTAGCACTGAGTATGAACTATTTAGAGATGAGGTAGCTGCCAAATCACAAGTAAATGCAACACCTCAGGGTTTAAATTTAGAGGCAGGAGATTCAGTAACAGTGCAAGCAGCTACTGGAAGTAGTAAAATTCAAGGCGTAATAAGTTATGCTCAAATAGATAGATCTCAAGAGAATGGCTAAAAAGAAACCATTATTTGGCGTAAATACTTTTAAAGGATCCACAAGAAAAAAAAGACCTGGAAGACACAAAAAAAGACTAAACAAAAACGAAAAAAGGATGTATAAAAAATACAACAGACAAGGACGTTAATGTTTCAAACCATAGATTTATTTCCTACTCCTCTGTGGATAGGGGAAGAAATAAATCAAGAAAAGTTAAAACTTTTAAATGATGCATCTGATTCAATAATAGTAGATGCAATTAAATCTAAACAAAAAGAGATATCTGATAGAAATAAAATCTTTGGAGATATTAAAGATAAAGGATTTACTTTTCATTCTAAAAATTTAGTTAATGAAACACCTTTTATAGAACTACAACATTTTATAGAGCAGACATCTGTAGATTTTTTAAATAGCATGGGATATGACCTAAAAAATTATTCTGTTTTTATTACAGAAATGTGGGTGCAAGAATTTTCTAAAAATGGTTGTGGCTGGCATAGATCACATAATCATTGGAACGGACATATATCAGGATTTTTATTTTTAAAATGCTCTGATAAAACTTCATATCCTATAATACAAGATCCTAGGGTTGGTAAGTTAATGAATGATTTACCGCAACTAAATGAAAAAAAAATTGACCATTCTTCTACAGAGGTTAACTTAACTGTGAAACCAGGATTAAGTGTCTTCTTTCCATCCTATCTAACTCATGAATTTGTACCTGATTACGGTATTGATCCATTTAGGTTTATACACTGGAATTGCCAAGCTATTCCTAAAGCTTTTATAAATAAGGGTTGATTTTATAAATAAAAAAAATTAATATTAATACATGAGTGATTTACCAAAGATACCCGCAGAAGCAAAAGAGATAATCAAACACAAAAGAACAGGAAAAATTTATGCTAGTAAAGAAGAGTTTGATGCTGATGTGGCTGATCCAAATACTGATACTACACAAGATGATTTTAGGCAAGATTTAGAAGTAAAAGTGACAAGAGTAAATCTCGAAGCTTTTACAAAAAAATAATGTTAAACATCATAGATAATTTTTATGATCCAAATGATTTGGGTCTTATGACTTTAGGTTTTGTAAATTTACCTTTTTCTCAAACTTATCATTCAAAACAATGGACAGTATCTGATAGAATGCAAGGATATCCTTGTTGGGAATCTGAGGATATACCTTATCAGGAAAGTAATATTTCCCCTTATCAAATATTTTTAAAAACATTTGTTAAAAAAACGAACATGAAACCATTAGTGGTTCGAACTTTATTTAGAAAAATAAAACTAGAAGAATTAAAGCAAGCTGAAATTTATAAAAAAGAGAGACCACACAAAGATAATAAAAACTTTGATTTTGCTGGTTTAGTTTATTACAATTCTAATTCTATTAAAGATGGCACAAAATTATATAATTCCGAAACTGATTTTGAACCTACTGTAATTGCAGGTTCAAGAATGAATAGATGTATTTATTATAATACACAACAACCACATAGCATACCAACGGATCAATGGGTGGATGAAAGGTGGGTGCAGCCTTTTTTCTTAATAACAAAAGATGAAACTTTTGAAAAATTTAAAGAAGAGTTAAAATATAAAATAGACAAAAAGTGAAACAAGTTTTATTTGAAATCCCTATTTGGAAAGAAAATATTGATATATCTAAAATACAATTACAAAGTTCTAATTATCAAAAAAGTTTTTTTTCTGAAATTACAACAAGTCATGGAGGAGATAATAATTTAGCAAAAGAAAGTTGTGTTTATTTATCAAAGGTTATGACAAGACTTTTGTCTAGAGATTACAAAATAAAAAAATTAATTTTGACTCATATTTGGAGAAATATTTATAAACAAAATTTTCAAGATAGACATAACCATGCAGGATCTCATTTTAGTTTTGTGATATATGAAAAACTACAAAAACCTCAAACTGTTTTTTTTCATCCAGCTGCTGATTTAATGTTAACAGTTAAAAATAATATAATTTTTAAAACAAGCGAAAAATTAAATGTGGTGCAAAATGATCTCGTTATCTTTCCAGGTTATTTAGATCACATGGTTTGTTTAACTGAAGATGGTTTGACTATATCAGGAAACTTTGATATTGAGGTAAAAAATGAAACCTAGAGGTGCTACTGAATTACAGATGGAGATGTTGGAAAAATACGTCTCTAAAGATATTTTAGATCAAGTCCAAATCTGTACGTCTATACCTGGGAAAGTTCCCATTGATCCGAACAAATTAAATATACTCTGGCAAAAGAATGCTTATAATCAACCCAACTTACAAGAATTTTTTAGAAACAAAGATAGACACAAGGAGTATGATTGGTATGTTTTTAATAGTCATTGGAACTATGAAAAATTTAGATATTATTTTGACATACCAACAGAAAGATCGGTTGTTATAAAAAATGGTCTAGATTTTTTTCCTAAAAGAAAAATTTATAAAAAAGGTGATCCAATCAAAATTATTCATCACTGTACACCTTGGCGAGGCCTTAATGTTTTATTACTTGCTATGCAAGATATAAAAGACCCCAATATAACTTTAGATGTTTATTCATCTTCTAAAGTTTATGGAAGTGAATTTAGTGATGATAATGATAAAGATTTTTACCCTCTTTACGAGCAAGCTAAACAATTACCAAACGTAAATTATATTGGTTATAAACCTCATGAATATATTAAAGAAGTAATGCCAAATTATGATATGTTTGTTTACCCATCTATTTTTGAAGAGACTTCATGTGTGTCAGCACTAGAAGCGTTATCATCAGGTGTGCATGTTATTACAAACAACTTTGGTGCTTTATACGAAACATGTTCAGAGTGGCCAGTATATATTAGTTACTCTACTAATTATGAACAAATGGCTCAGGACACAGCTGTCGCAATAAAAACAGCTGCAAATTATTTGCATGAAGATTTTATTCAAGATCATTTAGATGAACAACAAAAATTTTATAAAAAATTTTATCACTGGGGTAAAAGAAAACATGAATGGACTACATTTTTAAAAGGTGCTTTAAATGAAAAAAAATGATCAATTTGTAAATGAAGATACGTATCAAACTTTGACTGAGTTAAATGTAGATGCAGAATTAAATGATAAGGCAAGAATGCCTTTATGGAAGAAAAAAACCCAAAGTGAAAGTAAAAAAGATTATTCTATTTTTGTAGCAACACCTGTTCATAGTGAGTGTTCTATACATTACACACAGGCTCTATTAGAGTTTCAAAAAATGTCATTGGAGAAAGGAGTTGAAACACAATTTTGTTTATTAAAATCTTCTTTAATTACTCAAGGTAGAAATTTATGTGTTTCTGCTTTTTTAGAAAGTAATAGGACACACATGTTATTTATAGATTCAGATATTTACTTTCACTCTCCTTCTATTTTTCGAATGATTGAAAAAGGCAAAGAATTAATATCAATACCATATCCATTAAAAACTATGATGTGGGATAAACTCTTTGATAAAATAAAACAAGGTAAAGTTAAAAAACCAGAAGATTTAAAAAAATGGTTAAATGCATATCCCATGAAAGTGAGTGATCCAAACAGTATAACTTTAGATAATGGTGTTATGGAGGTTACTCATAGCCCAACTGGATGCATGTTAATAAAAAGATCAGTGTTTGAAAAAATGATAAAAGCTTATCCTGATAAAGGAATTGTTCAAAAAACAGTAATAAATGGTAAGTATGTTGATAGACCACATATGTGGAATTTTTTTGATTGTCTACATGATCCTGAGACTAAATCATATTTAGGAGAGGACTTTAGTTTTTGTAAATTATGGAAAGATATAGGTGGTAAATGTCATGTCTATGTAGATTCTGCTATAGCTCATATTGGAGAATATGCTTACGAAGGTCGTTTTGCTGATGAGTTGATAAGCAAACAGTAAAATGGTAATATATGCTATAATTA